TTAATTACTACATAGAATCCAACATCATCAACATGGGTTTTGTGTAACATACCATGTTTATCTCTGTATTTTTCTATGACCTCCCCGACTTGAACATTTGAATGGTTTGACATTACATTTCTGTATTTCTTTTCTCCCATGTATTTTTGGACGGCTTCATTCAATGCTTTTAGTGTGATTAAGTCATTTTGCTTATCAACAACTTCTATTGATGCATATCCTCCAATTATTAAATCATCTGATTTTAGAATATTAAAGTCACTTTCTAAGTAGCCCTTGATTACCTGTCCTTCTGACACATTCCCACTTCCCACATTGACTATATGAAGACCACGCTATTCAGTTATTTACAAGGTTAATTTTTTAAACCTATCTTCTGTTATATCCCATATTCCGGCATCATCATCGGATTCTAACATCTCTTGTTTAATTCCAGTCCATACTAACCATTTCTTTTCGCCATCTACTTCTATGACCCTAAAATGAAGTCTAGTTTTAAACTTATCACCATCGAGTTTATATTCATGATAACCATGCTTTTGTACGCCCAACACAATTTCACCCTTATCTAATAGTTTTTTAGGTTGTGCATTAGTTGCAATCATAGCCGGAAACTTTCCTGATTTCCCGAATAGGTTATAAATGTCTTCACTATCCTCAATATCAATTGTCCAATGTATCTTCTTATCTCCGGCTTCTATCTCTAAATCTACATTATCATCTTTACGCATGAACATTCGATATGTTCCTTCTTTTGGGTTTGCATCTTCAATAACCTTAACCAGTTTATCAGTATTGGCTTGGAATCTTGTCTTTGATAAAGTAATAAATTCATCATGGTCATTCATCCAATTTCTTAATTTAACCTTATCGTTATCCCAAAGAGCAGATGCGATTTCAGGAATAGTTTTCTTTACAAATTCAAATATCTTTTCAATATCTAATCCATCTTTAAGATTTTCATCTTGCTGTAATAAATCTTTAATTGTGACTCTAGCCTCTGCTGATTTAGATTTAACTACCTCTTCAATCTGTTCTTTCCACAAATCTATGTCAACAAGAGCATTCTTTTCCATTAATGAATCTCCTTCAAACCCATAAATAGTAAATCCTTCATAATCTCCCTTTAGAATAACATCAGCCTGTCCATGTATTCCATCAGTAATTTGATATTTTGAAAGTGCTTCACTAACATCATACTTCAAAGACTTTCTGCCTTCCTTTGATAATAATTCTAAAGTGACTATTTTTTCAGGTCTTTCTACTTCAGGTATCTCAATAACCTTGGCGGAATACAAACTAAATCCTTTACCCTTCTTTCTAACCTCATCGACCTTAACTCTAACAATAGAACCGACTTCTACTGATTCTTTTGTGTTTAGTGCCTTACCTACCTTTAAGTAAGTCTTACCATCATATTCAGTTCCACTATATTCTCTAGACTCTTCTCCACTTAAGGGGCCGGCTCCTAAAATGTATGAATATAAATTAGATTTAGTTGTTGACTTTTCTAATACAATTAAATCTAAGTCAACAAATTTCTTCCATTTAATCCACTTAGGATTTTTCTTGGTTCCTATGAAGTATGTAGATTCTATATCTTTAATCACAACCCCTTCAGATGTTGGAGATTCCATAATAGACTCAGCATACTGTTTTAATTCTTTTAGTGAATCTGCAATTCTGGTGTTTTTCTTTGCAGGGAAAGAACATTCTTCTGAGGAATTTGGTGCTAATTGATAAAAGAGAATATTAATCCTTTCTCTTAATGTGGAGCCTGTCAAATCTTGTCCTTCATGATGTAATATATCAAATACCTTAGCCTTAAGTTTAGCATCAGGATATTTTCCTTTGAATAAATGAGCAATAGTATCTGCTCTATGTAATGGTTCATCTCCGTCATATAATATTAATTCAGCATCTAAAATCATGTCACCAAACTTTTTTACACTACATCTGTCAACAATTTTATCACACTTATCTGTTATATCTTTTTGGTTGTATGTATATATTTTAATCTTATCATCTAACTTATGAATTTGGATTCTAATACCATCATATTTTTCTTGTATAACCCACTCTCCTGTAAAACCCTTCAATGAATTAATATCTTCTATTTCAAATATTCTATACATAGGTTTATTAGGAATAATAAAATCTACTTCTGCTTTTTCTTCTTCGCTTTTCTCTTTCTTTTCAGGTTCTGCTTTATTCATATCAAAGCGGATAAGAGCCTTCCAGTCTTCTTCTGAATGTTCTTCAAAGAAAACATCCTTTAATACAGACAATGCTCCCTTAAACTTAGATTTAACTCTAGAAGTATCTTCATCATCGCCATAATGTTCAACAATATACAAAGGAATATCATCTATGGCTAAATCTAAACCCATAGCACCTGCGGTTATTTCATCAGCCTTTCTATTTTGTGCTTCCCAAGCAGTTGCTTTAATTGGGTGTGCGTGTGAACGTAAAGCATAATGTATAAACATAGCATATATAGCAGGGCTTTTAACCAAATTCTCTATGACTTTCTCACCCATTTGTTTAGCAAACGGGTCATTCAATTCATCAGAATTAAACCTAAATTGTTTTACTTGTTCCCACAATTCCTGTGCTTTCCCTGAATCTGCATTCAATACATTATCATCATAAACTATATCTTCTGCTAGCCATCTTTTCATTTCATTAGAAAAATTACTCAAACCGTCAAAATCATCCCTAATCTTTTTTACAGACTTTTGCCAATTTTTACCATATTCTTTCTTATCATCTCTAGCGGATAAATAATTGTATCTTACATCTTCATAAAAATCAAGGACACGCTTCGCCAATGCCTTCTTTTCTTTCTCAAAAAAGACACCGGATGAAGGCATATAATCAAACCTTGTATTCTTTGCTTTCGCCGCCATCAGGATTATCTAGCGTTTCTTCTTTAGGATTCTTTGTAGGTCTTTTAACCTCAATTTCTTCCATCATGTCCTTCTCCGCTATTGTCTCACTGTTGTCCTTTAAATTACCTTCGTCAT